CATTAATACTATCCAGACTGTCATCAGTTTCAATAAGAACGCAACTTGAGAATTGACGCTGAGGAGTGCGTACACCAGCCATAACAGGAGTAGGCAGACTAACTTGATGTGTGCTAACTGCATTGTAATAATCCTTTACCCAACGCATGCGGGTTTCTTTTGGATAATGTTGGAACAGTGTAGCCGCAATCAGCATGTAACACATCTGTGGTGTTTCATACACCTGTTTTGTTACACGATTTTGCACTAGATACTTGCCACGGAACTGTTCCATAGCCGCATAGGTTAACTCTTCATCACGAGTGTGCTGTAACCAACGATTGATCCTATCCCATTCGTCATCGTCATAGGCTTCGAGGATCTCTGCATCATAAAATCCTGCTTCAACATTCTTTACCACTAGGTCCTTGATGTTCCAAGGTTCAAACCTTCCATACACCTGCTTGCGCAAATGGTAGTTAATCAAGCGACCAGCAACATGCTGATAGTTAGGAGTTTCCTCAGAGATTAGGTCAGCGGCACTCTTGATGAGTGTCTCTTGAATATCACTGCTCTTGATTCCGTTGTAAAACTGAATGTGGCTTTTGATTTCAACTTGGCTACTGCTAACTCCTGTGATCCCCCTAGTTGCCCAAAACACTACTTTGTGTAGTTTTTCAATGTCCAGCGGCTCCTGCCTGCCGTCACGTTTGGTTACTAAGATTTGTGTCATTTTTGCCTCAATTTATTTTGTATTCGAACATGGAAGATTCCATGGTGCGTGTTATGCGAAACTTTTTCGTGTTGATATTTAACATCTCGCCTGGTGCCCAATTAAGAATATATATTCCCTGGTTCACCTGGACTAAATTGTCTCCTTCATCAGTCTCAAGTAGGGTTAAATCATTGATATCAGAACGATTCATTAACAGTAAAGTATAACTGATCCCTAGACTTTTTGCAAGACTACAGTATATACCATCGGCAAGCAAATCCCATGGATCTGGCCAATCTTTTACAGTATCCCAATGTAGATAGTGCAAAGAGATTGGTGCCATCTGCCACCAATCGTTTACATTTTGCAGTGCTTGTTCTAATGAGTTGTCTAAGTTATCAAGTCGAAGGCTATACCAAGAGATCAACAGATCATCATTGTTATTTGGCCACACACGTCACCCCAGATATTCTACTGTATATTTAAATGTTCCTGCATCAGTTGCAGTGTATTTTACTGAAATCGTAGTACCGCTTTGTTCAGCACTCATGACCAGACCAGTTGTGGCGTTTTCGCTATACTCGTCCGTATAAACCAATGTGCCAGAACTGTCATCTGTGTCTTGCCCAACCACATTTAACACACCCATGCGCAGTGCATAACTTCCTGAATCATAAAAACTATAGCGTACTGAGAACACCGGTGAACGTGTACTTGTCATGGTAAAGATTTCTGTTGCACTTACTTGGGTAGTTAAACTTACTGTTTTACCAACTTCACGAGCATATGATCCAAACTTATAACGCTGTCCTTTATCAAGACCAAATGCATCTTTGTTGTTTAAAGCAATTCGTGCAAAACTTGCATCATCAGTATCACTACGCTCAAACATATCACCGACGCTGACATTGTCGTCACCGTTGATATTGATTACTGGTGTAATTGCACTTCCTGCTCCTGAGAAGTTATTGCCAACATCAAGGAAGATGTTATAGCCGCTCATGTTGTTGCTTACAGCACCAATTGAAATACCTTCATTGCGAATTTTGTCAAATAAACTTTGAGTAATACAGAAGCCCTGTGGGCCACCGGATACAGGACTACCCGCACCAATTAATGCACCCGAATAAAGTGTAGTAAAGCGACTGTTGTTTACACTGATACCTTCTATCTGTTCATCGGCATCAAACGCATAGGTCATGTTGCTAAAACTACAACGTTCAAAAACAATACTACTGGTTATAATTGATGCGGTGCTGTCAAATCTAACACACGCTAGATCCGCAGTTGCACTGCTAAGATCACCCTGGGACAATGGCCCTTTGAAGTCCACGCTTTCGAAAATCATGTGAGTTGCATCTTCGATTAACACAGCATTGGTTGATTTAGCGGTTTCGAAACGCAAACTTGCAATCTCTATATCAGTAGGAGGTGTAGCACTTGAATCACCGATATTACTACCAGTTTGCTGTAAACTATCTGCTGTTTGCATCACATAACTGCCACTTGCAGTGCTTGAAAGTTTGATAATACTGCTGCTTGAGCCTTCTCCGTACAAACGTGCAAATGGAGGAACTTTAATTGGTTCTGTAATTAAGTATGTACCTGCTGGAAAGAATAAACTACGTCTGATTTCACTGTTAGTTTGACGGCAAAATAATTGAAACAATGCCCTGTTAATTGCGGCAGTGTCATCAGTGGAACCGTCTCCGGTTGCACCGAAATCTTTTACACTTGCAAAGTCATCAATTTTACGTTGCAGGGTGCGACTTACTGGTGCGCTAGCACTTGGACCAGTTTGCACGGTATAGCCAGCCGCCTCACCTTTATAAGTATAACCGTCAGCAAGTCCTAAAATATCGCTGTATTGTGTTAATACTTCTGTATTGCCAATTGCTGGTGCGCCTTCTTGCAGGGTACCATTACCAATATACAGTTTACGATCGTCTATTACCCAACCAAATTCTGCGCCTGCAAGTTGCGGCAGGTTTTCGCTTAAACCTTTACGGTGTGTTATACGTGATACTTGAACTATTGCCATCTAAAATTCTCTCCGATAGCGTATTTATGTGTTTGTGTAGTATAGTTCAACTCGTTTCCACCACTCCTGTCGCCATTTTTCAAACTCATCGCCTTCAATAACAAACTCTTGATATTGTGGTTCGCCAGTGATAAGTCCTGCTTCGTCCATGTCAGGTTTAACACACATCAACACAACACCCTTGCGAATGTTTGTATCGTAAACTTCATTGTGTGCTTCTGCATAGGCACACAGTTGAAGTTTGTAGTCTTCGATCCACTCTTCTTTCTTGGGCTTGTTGCTTTGCTTGAAGTCTAGTATGCTTTGCTCGCCTTTGTGTACACCCACACAGTCAGTGGTTCCTGCGTACACATCAGGAAAGTACAATGGTACCTCAACGCCCCAATACTCATCAACATTGCATAGCCCTTCACGTATAACTGTTTCGGCCATCATGTGGCTTGCCCAGCTAAATGGGTTACTACCACGTGGCTTGATTTCACCATCAAGAACATAGTGTTCAAGGTAAGTGTGCATTCTAGTTCCGCGGTTAGCGGCTTCTGTGGTTATCTGTTGCGCACGTTCATGTCCAACACGACGTTTCCAGTTTTCCAGTGCAATCTTTTTCTCCTCAGGTTTAGTTTTGTCTAAGATTGTTGTTACACTGGGTACAGGGTTTCCGTCTGGTGTATTGTAATGACGTTTGCCGTTGATGTTTGTTCGCGAAAGTTTGTGATATTGGAATTTTTCAATCATTAGTTATTATGCTATACTTGTATCCATTCTGCAAGTTTTTTGGCAATCAATTCATGTCCTAATTGATTAGGGTGTGCAAAGTTTGGACGAATATATTTGTTGTCTTGCACGTTTAATAGATGTTCTCCGTTATGCGCACTTGCTCCAAACCAATCAGCCGCAGTTTCTCTACCTGCTTTGTAAATTTTACCAGTGTCTACTCCAGGTAACCAATTCGTGTATTTAACCCAGCCAGCAAAGTAATAATCATCTATTCCATAATATTGGCATATACGCTGACATGTGGTAACACTCATACTGGCCCTGATCATATCTTTGTTGGCATCGTGAAAATGTAAAAATAATTCTTTGATTGTATTTAGAGCATCAACAGGCCAATGCTTACGTTCATCACTCATCCAACTCCAACTCATGTTTCCAGGCCAGTGCATGCTTCGTGCGGGGTTGGTTAGAAAGAATATTGCTGTAAACTTATTATCGTGTTGCTCCAAGTGCTCGAGTAACTGTAATACTAAATCCTCGTTGCTTGCACCTGCACTTCCGTAATTGTAAAATTTATCGTAACCTAGCATTTCTTGTAATAAATTACCATAGGGCACATCGGGCCAGTTTAGTTCACCGCCTTGTGGCCAACTATCTCCAAATGTTACTAGGGTTTTCATTGTTTGCCTTTGACATGTGGATAAATTAGTTCTGGCTCAGATTTCCAACCCACTGGGCAAAATTTGCACTGCGGAATTACGTCGTTGATATGGTTTAAAAATTCTTTCCCACGCTCTGCAAATTTATCTACACTTAATGGACGATAACTGTTTATTAATTGCCTATCTTCGTCAGATATATCTAGAGGGTGTTGCTTGTCGAATTCTGGAAATAGTGCTACAGGACCGCATTTGTATAGTTTTGCTTCAATCATATGATAACAATTATTTTGTACAAATCCACAAGTAGGATGCACTTCTTCAGGATCATTGTTGTGCAAGGTAAGTTTTCCGTTTTGAGTTTTAACAGCCGCAGGACCAAAATAGTCTTGAACCCAGACAATAATTTTTACACCGTTTGAATCTATAAATTCAATCTGGTCACCTGTTTTCAATTCTAAACTCATGTCAACACTGCTAGTTATTGGCGGTTGCAAGAATGCGTGTATCTGTTCGAATAACCAATCTTTGTGCAGGCGGTTGTGCCAACTTATACCTAACCAGTTATTACTTTTAAGCCTTTCATATAATTTGTGTGTTTTTGATAGGTGTGTGCCATTGCTTAATATTTGCACATGCTTGTTCCACAGATTGTTTAGTCCATCCACCCAATCTAGCAAACTCGGATTGAGCAACGGTTCTCCTCCCATTATTACTATTTTTTCAATGTCTATGAGTTCTGCCCACTGCTCTAGTTCTGATTTATAATCGTTAAAATTTTGCCAACCAGTAAAATGATGATTGTTGAATCTATTGCAATTATTACAGGTTAAATTACAAGTATGAGTTATATAGAATTCAATTTTGGGTATAACGGCCCGGCCGTTTTCCCATCTAACAGATTGCATTGTGTAGTTATTTTAGATCTTTTGGCAAGGCATTTTTTGCCATTTTTTCTACTGTGTCTTGTGCTTGTGTGACTGTCATTGTATCTGAGACTTTTGCATCTGATCCGCCGCCAGCAAAAATAATTTCATCGCCAGTTACATTTACAATAACATTTTTTAAGGGTTCTTGGGTTGCTAAATCGCGTAATTGACTATCTGTAATGTTTACACCCATATCAGATGCCATACCTAAGAAAGTTGGAATGCTTATTTTGAATTTTGCGCCTGTATCATCGGCACGGCCAAGCAAGAATTCGCTGAGTGCAACGAGTTGTTGTTTTTCTACTTCAGCGAATTCCCAAAGGCGCATTTATCTACGAGCTCGACCTAAGCTCGCCTCTAGATCTGATTGTGCTTCTTCTCCGCCTTCTTCAGCACCTGCTTCGGCCCCGGCATCAAAGTCCATTTCAGCGTCTGCTTCAACTTCACCACCAGCCGGTGCAACTTCTGCTTCTCCTTCTCCTGGAACAATTGGTTCTTGTCCTGTAAGAATACCTTGCGCGGATTCGAGTTGTTGCTTGGCATTCTGTAAGTTTCCTACCAATCCTTCGAGTGCCGTTGTTGCTTGATCGCGGAATTGTTGTGCTTGGCTTGTGCCCACTTCGTTTTTAATGCTTTCAACTAATGCAGGCAGATCTTTATATTCCATGTCAGTGATATCTTCAATCATATCTTGCACACGGTCAACCATGTCTTGTGCAGCAAGTACAACCTGTGCCTGTTGAATTTCACTTTCCATAACCTTATAACCTTTCTTCTTCTTGCCTTCTTTCTTCATAAGTGCAATAGCGTTTACGGTTGTTTGCTCGTCAGGAGTAAGGTTCTGCCCTTTAGACGCTTTATCGAGTGCAGCTTTGGTTTTTGGATCATTCATGTCAATTGCCATTGGTGCATCCATTTCAAGGAGCGACCGCAGTGCCTGCTCCATAAAAATAGCCCGGAGATATTTTGGATTTGTCTCACTGGTATGCAATGACGGACTATTACGATATTCATTTATTGTTGATCGAACTTTTTCAAGCATTTTTAACGCTTGTTTTTGGTCTATTGCACTAATGTCAATTTTCTTTTCAAAGTAACTTTCAAAAACTTTCTGTGATTTCTGTACGCTACTTGATTCCAAGTCTTGAAGTTTCATTCTCGAATCCCTTTTGTTGCCAGTATTTAGCCGAATTCACACATTTATCTAATTGTTTCTTAATGCGTAATGCTTGGCTTTTACTATTGTACAGTCTATCAAACAACACACCTTTTTGAAATTCGTCTGCGCTGTTTTTAATACAGTTTACATAATGCAAGATTTCCATTTTGCGATACCCAAGTTGGCGATCGCATTCCATAATGCTGTGCTTGAGATTGTGTATTTTATACTTGTCAAAGATGCACCAACTGAGTGCGTTTTTTGTGTTGTTTAGCACAACCTGTTCTACACGGTTCTTGTACACGGTGCATTCCTCAGGGTGCTTTACAATGGTGTATTCGCCAAACAAACTGATGCTGTTACCAGCGTCAATGATAGCATTTGGGTTGTCAATGAGATGTTTTTGTGCTAGCCTTGCAAGTGCGTCTGCGGCTTTCTTTTTATTTTTTATAGAACGTAGTTTGCGAGAAGCCATCCTATTACTCCTACAAGTGTGAGTATTATTCCGCTGCCCCATTGCATAACCTGATCATTGCGTCTTACTGTTAGTTTGTGTACGCAGTTATGCACTTCGTCTACTACTTCTTCAATTTTGGTAATTTTTGCATCCATCGTTTCAAGTTTTGCTTCCATAAACTTGTAACGTTCGGCACACAGCTCAACGTGGCTTTCGAGGCTCTTCTTTTCTATTGCTGTGGTTTCAACCATGTTATTCCTTCCAATGAAGTATTTATTTTACACAACTGAGAAGGATATATTAGCACTTATCCCTTCAGTGATAAGATAAGGGTGAAAGAATCCATCTTTATAAGTTTCGCCGAGCCCAACAATCATGGGCACACCTTCGCAATCGCTTTTGAGTATGCCCACTGGATCGTTGTCTTTCCAAAATATTGCTTCCTGTTCTGTTTCAAACTGAAAGCACCACACTTTTTGATCTTCAATATAAAACGTTGTAACAGGTGTAATGTTCATCGGTTGGCAACGTAAACTGATGCACTGCAAGATGGTTTCAAAGTTGCGTTGTTGGTTGCGTTGATAGTTCCAATCTGCATCGCTCAGTTCGCTGTGACGTCTATAACTTTTCACACCAGTTGGTGTTATATCAAATTGTGTTATTACTTCTACGCCACTGCTCATAAGATGTCTCTGTGTTTCACCAAATAAACGGCGGTATATTGTCTTGCCGCCGTCTGGTGATTCGTATGTGTATTTAGGCTTCTGCAACCTTGAGTTTCCATGCAACTGTTACACGCAGTTCTGTGCAGTGACGACTCGGTTCCATGCCAGCATGTAGTATTGTGCTATCAAACATCACTGCGGTGTTTGGTGTTGGATATTGTTGACGTATTTCTACATTATCTTTGTTGAACCATATAGTATTACCGCCCCAAACTGGATTCCAAATTTTGTTAGCATAGTAAATGACAGTGTAGTATTTGCCCTCGGGTGCATCAACTACATCCTGGTGTAAACTGCCACAGAGTCCAGTGGTTTGTCCATTGGCATACACCCTGCTGAGTTCAAATTTTTTGCCAGTGTCAGATTTGATTTGTTTTAACAGTGTATCTGTAAACAATGGATCATCGTCGAGATCCAACATCCAGAAGCCAAGCCCATTGCTTACACTACGCTGTCCAAAATGCCATCCTTTTGCATAACGTGTTTTAACAAAAACTTCTTCGGCCATTTCTGCGCTGAGCCAATTGTCTGCTACATCAATTTCAATCATTTTTTACCTCTACAATTTTGCTGTTTGCCGCTACTACATAACGATTTTTACCTTCTTCGCTGGTGTATGGAAGTTGGCTGTGGTATATGAAACTTGGAAATACCAACAATAATCCATCTTTGTTGTTGATATCAATACTGCTTTTTGTGGTCATCCACATTGTACCCATGTCAAAATAACTGCTGTTGAGTGCATTATAAAATCTTGTAAGGCCGTTTTTGGTTTCACTGTCGCTGTCGCCTACATCAATATAGTAGATGCAACTCCAACTGCTGTTGCCATGTATATGCTTGTCGTGATGAGCACCAGGCCGACAAATGTGGCACCAGCTTTCGTGGACTTTGACAGCAAGTTGCATACCTGCTTCCCACTTGCCTTCATTGGTTTTGCTGGCACTTTTCCATATGCTTTGGTTTACAAAATCAGCAAGAGCTGTTACACTGGGATCTTCAAGATTAAGAAAGTTAAACGCACTCTCATACAGCCCATGTTTTGCACCTGGAGCAACACCACTGGTGCTGTTGTTCTGCTCAAGTAGATGGCAAATTTCTTTCAGTCGGTCTTTGTGTTTGTCAGCATCTTCCCATTCGAACCCATACATAGGAACGCTGAATTCATTGATTTCTAACATGACCTTATTTAAGCCATAAAAAACCCCAGTTAAAAAAACTAGGGTTTTTATGGTAGTTAAAAACTAAACTTATGAAAGTGCTAGTTTGAAACCTACGTCTGTAGCCTGTGAACCAGATACGTCAATTGTGTTTGAACCAACGCTACTACCAAGAGCAACAATAGCCTGAGTAAGTGTAGTGTTAGTGTAAGCACCTTTTGGATAAACAGCTAGGCTGATTTGTCCAGCAGTTGTGTCTTCAACTTGGTAAACTGCAACTGTAGCAGTTTGTTGAATTGCACGAAGGATAGCTTCAACGCCTTCACCTGCGTCTAGTTCGTTCTGAAGGTCAATTGCTTGGTTTGAACCGTTTTCAACAACTAGTGCGAAAAAGTCAAGGCCTGGACCTGCTGAGTTTACAAGAGCGTCTGCTGTTAGAGCGCCAGTTGGATGACCGTTACCAGTATCCATATGCATAACTTGTTGTGCATCACCGTTTGAGCGAGTAAAACTTGCCATTTTTAATATCTCCTAATATAGTAGGACTTGTTGTCCTTACTTTTATTTATACCAAAATGCAAATATCGGGTGGTACCTAGATACGCTTTTGTAGGCCCATAAGCATCATATACAGATCACTTTGCATGCCGCCTTTTGTGCGCATTATATACATTAGACGTTGTACAACTTCAGATTTTTGATTTTTAGTTAATCTATCCCAATAGGAAATTTGTCTTCGTAGGATATAAAGATAGGCAGGTATGTTGGTAAACTCTCGCTGAAGCATCAACATCATGTAACTCCAATCATCGTTATCAAAATCGCCACGCCTAAGGGCAAGTAAATTACGTCTTAATCTTAACTCAGGCAAAACAAACGTTTTATCATCTGCAAAGAGGTACCCGTACTTTTCAGGATTGAGTATCAGGGTGATAAGATTATAAAGATCAAGTTGGCTAGTACGGAACCCATCAAAGCCGCTGGCCTCCATCATCTTTTTTGCGTACTTCATTGCTGTGCCGCGATCTTCATTGGCGAAAATTTGTAGTGCCAGCAAGTGTTCAAACAATTTTGAAGCAATCGCATCCATACTGCGTCCGGAAACATATTCTAATTTTTTAAATAGTCTGCTTTCGTTTAGTTCGCGTATGAATTCCATTACAGTTCCGGATTGTTTTTAGCAAAGTTTGCTTGGCTGAATCTCATTCTGTCTACAAACTTAAGATCCTGTCCAACATAACCTTCGTGCCCTGGCTCGTCGTTGATGCTTGCTTCAATTTCGTGTGCGTTTTGATCTAACTGGCGTATCAGGTCATTTTTTACCGCACTAAGCAGTAAGAAAGTGTTCACCAGTGCCGCTGTTCCTTGGCTGTTTTCTTTCATCCACTCAATCATGCGCGGTGCTTGTGTAGGCACTTTTTCACTAACCCAGTCAACAAAGCCCTTGATCATGTTATCGTAGTTGCCTGCACGAACTTTGGTGTTAATGTATTGCTTGAACAGTTTAGGGAAATTGCTGATGCGTCTGTTGCGCAACTCCTGGGGGTTGAACAGTGCATCAATTTGTGAACCGTACTTGCTTTTTAACTGCTTGAGTTGTGAAATATTCTTCTCGTCAAGTTGTACGCCAGCAGTGCTGTCTTTGATGTTTTGGTCCGCAACAAATAGATCAGGCACATCAGAAACTGTTGCACCACTTACTGGTTCGATGTCAGCACCTGGTGCATCTAACTTGCTGTGAATAACAAGACCAAACTTGCTGTTAGCAATACGCTTGCCAGTTGCACTGTTTGCGTCCACACTGTACTTCACAGTGTTTGGCTCAAACACCAGTTTACCGTCTTGTTCTGCATAAGGCTTTTGCGGATGGAACAGCAGGTCTGCTTGTAGATAGCCTTTCATGTTTTTAGGTGTTGCTTTTTGGAGTACAGGCCAAAGATCGGCATACAGTTGTGCTAGTTCTTCCCTGCCACCGCCCTTGCGTTGTGCAAGTACATCGGCCATTTGCTTGGGACTGGTTGCTAGTCCAACACCGCCTGCTTTTAAGAATCCGCCTTTGTCTGTGAGTACAAATTCACCGTCGGGGTTGCGTCCAAAAATGATTGCTGGTTTGCCATCCCACTTTACCGTTGCTGTTGTAGGTTGTTGTGCTGTACGCTCAAGTCCTTGAATAGCAGTGTCTATTCCTGCACTACCACGATCAAACACTAGGTCTTCTGGATGTTCAATACGCACACCTTCCTCCAGCATGTCACTTTCAACAATAACTTGATAGCCTTGATTGACTACCCTGTCTCTCAGTCTAGCAAGCCAGTGTACACTATTTTCATCCTCTGTGTCAACCGTTTCTTGTAATTCGATACCTTGTTTTGCAGCATATTCACGGAAGTCTGCTATTTTCTTTTCTCTGTTTGGATCGTTACGCAGTGCCGTGATTATCTTTTCAACACTGCCTAACGGTTTTCTATCTGTAGCACCAGGTATAAACAGTTTTGCAACTTCATCTGGATCGTCAGTTACTAGTTCATTGGTGTTTCTATTGACTAGTCCAACATTTTGATTGATTTTATAACCCATGCTTTTAGCAATACTAGCCAAGAGGATTGCTCGTGTTACGCCTTTGTAGTTACTGTCGTCATCTTGTGTTAGATACCACTTTTGAAAATCAGGTTTTTGCAAAAACATAAAATCTGTTTGCACATAGCCCTTGTCTGGTCGTCCAGTGATAGGTGTTTTAAGATGGATATTAATGCCAGTTGCTGAGACCCAGTCTTTTGGATCTTGTCCGTGACTGGTTGCCCACTGTTCTAATTTTGCTCTGAACTGTGCTTTGTCTACTTTGCTAGCATCTACTGCTAAATCCAAATCTCCCGATGTAGCCGCTTTACCTGTACTACCGAGCATGTTGTTTACTAGCTCAAGTCCTGTAAGTTGCTCTAACCAGGCAACTGTAGGCTTGACATCCGTTTGATCGATGCGTTGTGTTGCTGGACTACCGTCTTGGTTTTTAAATTCGTTCCCGCCTTCATTGATTATCATGCGCCTGCCCATTTTGCTGGTGATGTTGCTTGTTGCAAGTATTTAACCACCGCAGTTTTTACATCTGGTTTAGCCTTGCTAATGGCTGCTAATAACTTTTGAACATTACTGCTCAGTTGTTCTTCAGGAACTTTGGGCATTGTAATCTTTGCAGTCTTAAACGAAGCGTCAAGAATGTCCTGATCAACTCCAAGATCCATAAGCACCTTGAGTACTTCAGTATCCTCAGTAGGCGATCCTGCTTTTTCCCATGCTTTTTGTAACTTGGCTACTGTAAATCTGGTTGTGAGTCCTTTACCAACTTCACCTGCTTTGTCAGCAACTGCACCTGCGGCACCTTTTACTGCGTCGGCCGCAGATCCAGCTGCACCTTTTACTGCACCAGCCGCTTTGCCCAATGCTGAGCCGACTGCGGTTGCGGCTTTGCCTCCTGCGCCACCGTAACGTCCAGTGTTGCCTGTAATGGCTCGAGGTTGTTGGTCATCGCCCCTAAAGCCTTGCGCAACGTTTCTGCCCACCGCTTTGAGTGTATCTAGTGGACCTTCTTCTAATTGACTTTCATGCAATGAAACTGCTGTAAACAATCTGAGTATTTGTGCTTCATCAAGGCTTTCACTTGGTGTTTTTGCTTTTTCGGCCTGTGCTGCCAATGCTTCTGCTTGTTCTGGATCAGGCTTGGTTTTTTTAACAGTGATGTCTTTGGTTTTTCCAACCTGGCTTTGTACTGCGGCTTGTAATGCCGCACCAGTTGCTGAACCAATATTATCAAGGGCTTCAATCTTATCTGCAAGATCACCCTTATAGTTCGCTAGTATACCCAACTGATCTGTTGTAAGGTCGCCAAAAGTTTCAGGATTTTGCTGTGCTAAATCGAGAACTCCTTTATATAGTGCCTGCTGGTCCTTTAACGATTCTAGGTAATCAAGAACTTTTCCATACTCAGCAACCTTAGCGGCGCCTTTTGCATCTTGAGCTGCACGAATAAGGCGATCAAATACTTCGCCCTGTTCTGGATTCATTAAAGTGCTAGGCAATTCTACTTTAAAACCTTCTAAATAATTCATAGTCGAATCGCCTGGAGCAAGAGTCATTGGATCAGGACCATTATAGTAAGTTACTCTGTGTATTGCGTTAGGAACCTCACTTATATTCTTCACTTCATCAAACGCACCGGCTACCTCAGGATCAACTTTTGCCCAAGCCTTATCTAAATTGTTTCTTGACATTGACATTTCTACATTTGCAATGTCCGTTTCACCTGCTGTCTTTAATGCATCAGTAACTTGATTGCTGAGGTAGTTAAACGCCATGCCTGCTAGAGCACCATAAGCGGCTGTCTTAGCACCCTTACCAATTGCTGTTGAAAGTTTTTCGCCTTTAATAAGTTCGTTGGCACCACGCAAGATTTGACCTGCTACAGCACCACCAATTGGACCGCCTGCAATACCTGCAATGGTTGTTAGCACACCAACAATGGCGGCTGTTTTTCCTGGGTTTTCTTTGGCCCAGGTGCCCATTGCTGTTAGGTTCTTTTCAAGTTCAGGAAACTTGTCACCAATCTGATCTTTTAATTGTTCAAATTTGGTATCAAATGCTTTTACTGGGGTAGTGTCCTGTAGCCACTTGCCTACTTTGTTAATTGTGTCGTCGACTGCTTTCAGTGCCTTAACTGGAAGTTTAGCAACATCCACTGCCGCTCCGCCCACAGCACCTGCTGCATCAACGCCCTTGCCAACCATGGTGCGGTTTTTGCCCATGTCAGTGGCAGTTTTTTCAATAGTGCCAAACAGTGCATTAATCTGATCTGCTGTTAAAGCCGCTTCGCTGATAATACGCATGTGAGGTGTGCTTAAGCCTTCACAGAGATTGCGATAAAATAATTCTTGTTGGTTTTGTACTTCTACTAACTTCATTTTGCTGCCCTAACCTTTTTCTTACCAGTCAACGCTTTTAACAATGCTTCTTTATCGGCTGCGTTAAGGCTGTCAATTTGCTTGCGCATTGCTGGCCCAATTACCTTGAACAGGTCTACCGTGGTTTGATCCTGTGGTTGTTCTTTATCACCTGGCTCCGTTTTTATTGGCTCACCGGTAGTATCGTCTTTGCCGTCTTTGTTAGCATCAACTTGCTTAATTGGCTCACCGGTAGTATCGTCTTTGCCGTCTTTGTTGGCATCAACTTGCTTAATTGGCTCACCGGTAGTATCGTCTTTGCCGTCTTTGTTGGCATCAACTTGCTTTGCTGGTTGCTCTGGTTGTGCTGGTTTCTCAACTGGTGGTGTAGTTGTTGCGGCATCTTTGGTAACTGTAAGTCGGTCACGTGGAATATTGTAGTCCTGCTTGCCTGAATTAACTGCAACTTTGTTTTCATCACCGTCTTTGCTAGGGCCAACAACCTTTGCTGTTACGTCCCTACCGGTGCTACTCTTAAATGTTACAGTTGACCCTACTGTGATTGGCTGACCTTTTTCAACCTTGTCACCCTGCTGTGCCCTTCCATCGTCAGGTTGTTGTTGTGGCTGTGTTTGCTGTTGTGGTTCTGCTTGTTGTTGCTTTGAGTCACTGAAATCAGATAGTGCTTTTTTAAGGAGTTGATTTTGTAAAGCGTCTGGTGCGTTTTTACCAGTTTTCTTGTCTGTCCAATCTCTACCATCCCATGTGTAATAAATTCCATCAGATCCCTGTACCCTAGTTCCAACCGGAATGTCTCGCGTGGTGGCTTGCTGACGTCTTTCTCGTTGCGCACCAACCACCACAGTCATCAATCTCTTGAAGTCTCGGTATTGTGCCCGTGTATCGTCTTTGTTTGCAACCATGTTTTGCACAACTTGATCTAGTGCATCCTTGCTGGATTGGTCCACAATGCCTACATCTTTAAGAACGTTTGCGTTTAACCAATCACGGAAACGTGTTTCAAATTCTTGATCATCAATTATGTTGCGGCTCATCAATAATTCTTGAACATTTGCTGGGAGAGCACCTTGTGCATTTACCCATTGATTACCATCAAAAGTGACTTGACCGTATTTTCCACTCTGAATTGTGGTTCCTTTTGCAGGTTTTTGATTTGTTGCTGCACGGCTTGACTTCATTGCATTGTACTGGTCAATCCATTTTTTTGCGGCAATAGGATACATTTTGTTTATTACGGCTTCCACATCCTTGGCGCTGTCACGGGTGGCAATATTATCGCTGGTGCGAAATATATCAAAGATACCTTCTTGTAAGGTGTCGTCGGGCTTTTTGCTTACTACTTCATTTATTTTCATCTGCTCGTCTCAATGATCTAGAGAATTTACGGGGATCCTTTTGCTTGATCGAGTTAAGCAATTTTCTCTGTAGATCCTCCGCTACCAAAGGCTCGTATAATTCGTCAATCTGTTCCATCAACCTTACAGCACTTGCAATTACATTACTTGCTCTGCTCTCAACAACATAACGTCTTTCATTGAGTTTACTGTATTTGTCGTTGTATAAGGTATCTAGTTCCTCTAGGATACTACGAGTCTTCTTTTGCATTGGTTTAATCTCTTTATCATATTTATGGCGAACGGTGAACAAAATTATACTTTGTTGTTACCCAATAGTAAATACCAAAAGGCAAATATAGGCACACATTATGGCAAACGAAATAGAACAGATACAGAGTTTATTAGAAGAATTTAGGCGACCAGTACCAGAAGGTGAATTATATCAAGATAGACTTGCTGAAGAGTTTGAAATCATACTAAAGCAACGTTTCACAGACTACTTCCTAAAGATACGCAAAATACTGGACCTCAATGAGGACATACCACACATGACTCGCGGCAGTGCGGGTAGCAGTTTGGTTTGCTATCTCATGGGTATAACGGATGTGGATCCAATAGAGTGGAAGATTCCTTTAGCACGTTTCTTGAATCCACATAGGGACGACTTGCCTGACGTGGACATTGACGTACCACATCACAAACAAGAACTGGCAATGCAACGGGTGTTTGACACCTGGCCCAATCAAAGTGCAAGGATATCAAACTATGTACTCTACAGAGAACGGAGTGCAAAAAGGGAAGCGGCAAAACGCTTGGGTGCAAAAGGCCGCTTGCCCAGGGACATAGACTATGAGAAACTGGGCGTGGATGCTAAAGAAGCAACCCGTATAGAACGCAAACTCATGGGCAAGAAGCGTTGCATCAGCAAACACTGTGGTGGTGTACTAGTGTTCGACAGAGCATTACCTAAAAGCCTGTTCCGTGAAGACAACCTCATACTGTTAGACAAAAATGAAGTAGAGGATTTAGAACACCTTAAGGTGGATATATTGGCCAACAGAGGACTATCACAGTTGCTAGAAATAGATCCCAATACTCCACTGCATGAATACCCCAAGCAGGATGATGCCACTGCTGACTTGCTGTGCCGCGGCGATGTGCTGGGTGTTACACAAGGCGAAAGTCCAACAATGAAAAGATTGTTCCGTGCTTTACAACCCACAGGTGTAGAGGACTGTGTGTTTGCCAGTGCATTGGTGCGTCCTGTTGCAATGGAAGGCAGGCGCAAGGCAAGTTGGTTCCGTGATTGGACAGAAGAAGGCATCAAGAAAAACGCCATTGTGTATGAGGATGATGCCATAGACAAGATTATGAAACTGATTGGCATAAGCCCATACGAAGCGGATATGTATCGCAGGGCGTTTGCTAAAAAGAATGAAGAAAAGATGATGGAGTTCATGGGCAGGCTGGGCGATCATCCAGAAAAGTATGATATCTATGATCAAATGCAAACACTGTCAGGCTTTGGTTTGTGTAGAGCACATGCTGTAAACCTGGGCAGGCTTATATGGGCACTGGCATATCACAAGGTACACAACCCTAAACAGTTCTGGCGTGCCTGCTTGATGCATTGCCAAGGCAGTTATGCCCGTTGGGTGTATCGCAATGAAGCAAAACGTGCTGGCTGGGACTTGCGTGACCTAGGTTTTGATAACTGGGTAACTGAAGATCCTGTACAAAGTTTCTTGGACAAGGGTGCTTGGAATAGCCCAGGATTTCTACCAGGAATGGGCTTGCAAAAACTTTATCTTGACAAGTTTCAGTTTGCTGGCATAGTTGCAAACAGCAGAGTGTTCAAGTGTGATGCCAAAAGTTATATACACTTTATTACCTTAGGCGTAGGTGAGGGCAAGTATGTAGACATAGTTGTGGACAAGCCTGTGAAGTATTCAAACGGCAGTGTGGTAATCGGCGAGGGAGAACTGCATCACAAGGACAACAGCGAATATCTAAAAGTAAAACGTAAAAGTGTAAAAGTTATGCCTATTACTGATTATGTTACTTGTTAGCCTTGAGCCCTGCTAACATCTGCTTGAGCTTGGTGCTTTCAACATCTGCACGGATCTTACCTGGCTCATCTTCAACTGCGGCACTGGCCTCTTCGCCAGTTATAGTGCTTTTGCTCTTGATGCTTTCATAGATACTACTGCTACGCTTCTTGAACTCTTGGTAATCTTGATCCTCACCTAGGTCACGAATACGCAGGCTCTCCATGTCAAACTCCAAGTCTACTTTTTGTCCTACACCACTACTTGAACGTGTTTTCATTGCTTGTATTTGATAGCGTCCACGCTCACGCATTGCTCGGCTTGTAAAGATACCAAACACATTGTCAGCAGTGTTGATCTTGGATATACCACCCGCAATATGGCTGTGGTCAAATTCAATTTCTTCAACTGCCGATCTGTTCAACTGCGATGCTGTTACAAACAGTATATTCATTTCCCTGGACAAGTTGCGTAGTTCTTCTGAAACATACTTGTCTTTTACAAACTGATCGTTTGGACTTACCTTTGCACTCACTGGCATCAACAAGTCTAAATAGTCAACACACATAAAATCAATCTTGCGTCCAGTTTTAATCTGTAGCTCTTTGCAGAATGCACGGATGTCATTTACATTGCTCTGTGCTGGCATGTATTTGATCTGCAGATTACCTGCTTTCTTTTTCATCATCTTGACTTTCATTTCAACCGTGTCAAGATCTTTGAACAGTTGCTTTGCGGCTGTGTTAGTCAGCATGCTGTCAATACGCATAGCAGTCAAGCCTTCGCTAAGTTCCAGCGTAATGTACGCACCATTGAGTCCTGCTTCCAACCAGTTCACGGCCAAGTTCTGCATGAACAAACTCTTGCCCGAACCTGATCCGCCTGCAAAGATCTGTAGTTCGCCTCTGTTAAATCCGCCATACAGCAGTTTGTCCAGTGCAGGCCAACCTGTGCTGTTCTGTCCGTTGTTGTCTTTGAGAGCCGCAAGTCTGCCACGTGGATCTTCAAAGTAGTCTGTACCCAAGTCCTTTGTTAAACTTATCTGTACAGCATCCTTGATCAGTTTTTCAACAGGATCATATGTGCCTTTCTCCAGCAAGTCAGCACTCTTGAGGATAGCACGTTCTAGTTCCCTACGTCGAGTAAAGCCTTCAAACTCCTGTAAACACCAATCCAAGTGTCCTTCATTGAGCTCTGGAATCTCTTGCAGTGTAACACCGGTTACTGCTTTTATCTGTGCCCTGTCAGGCAGTGTCTTGTGTTCGTTGGTGTGTTCATAGATAAACTGTGCAGTCTCTCTCAAGTGTCTGTCAAAGTTTTCACTGTTGAATATGTTTTGCACACGCAGGAAACTCTGTGCATCCTGCATCATGATTTCTAAGAATAGTTGTTGTACTTCAGGTGAGTAATCTTTCATTTAACCTTTGCTTTCAGTTTTTTGCGAGCCATTTCAATTTTGATCTTGCCGCTTACACGGCTTTCCATTATCATTAGCAGTGTAGTTATCTCTCCATAGCGACAAACAGCATCATTAACATCCTTTATGTCCGCCGGCCAGTCAGGTATGCTTACACTATAGTTGTATTCCAGTGCGCTGTCAATCAATTTGAGTCCAGCCTCATCCTGGTCGGGCACCACAATAATTTCTTTTTCCAAACTGCGTATCAGTCTACTTTGTGCTTCGTTGATGTTGTTATGCAGTACAGCCAAGCCATTGATACACAGTGCGTCAATCACACCCTCAACCACAATAGCATACTGCCAATCGGGCTGTTGCAAGTCTGTGCCAAACACATAGCCTGGTTGTATGTCCTGTATGTACTTGGGTATTCTGCCATCAATGTATCGGGTGGCATGTCCTACTATGGTATTATTGTGTGTAAAAGGTATTATGAATCCAACACGGGCACTGTGTTCCACATCCTGTGTCAGATATGGATAGTCATCAGGCAAACACCTATCCTCAACGTAGTTCCACAGCACTGTGTCTTTTTCAATCTTGTATGCACGGCTGGGTAGTTCACGCTCTTCAAACTCAATGTTCATCAAACGTTGTTGAATCTGCTGACGTTCTAGTGCAAGTCCTTCGATGCTACGATGACGTAGGCTTTCAAGATTGATGCGTTCTATTTCTTCCTGCGGTACGTTGAACCAACCCAGCAAACGCTTGGCTTTGAAACTGAGATTGCGTCCCAACATAAAACTGGCAGTGAACCCACAGTTAAAACAGTGATAACTCCAAGAGTCTTCATTGAACTTTATGCCGCCACGTCCACGTTTGTCCTGGCTCTCGCCATTGTGTACGCAGCAGGGTGCATTAAAACTTATCCATCCGCCTGATGTCTGTTTGCGTTTTGCTGGCAAGTAAGTTAGAAGATCAATCATGCTAATATTTTAGCATCATTGTACATTTTGTACAGTCTTTCGGCTAAAAATTTACTGCCTTTTTCATTTGGGTGGTGCCCCGGTGCTAAACACTTGCCATGTTTGTGGTTCATTTCCTCAACAAACCCTCTGGCGTTCCAATTTGGCACTCCTGGTACGAGTTTAGGTGGTGGAAAAACGTTGAATTGCAAAAGTGCAAGTCCATTAGCAATACAATAATTACGAAAATATTCAACTGCAATTTGATAGTTCATATTCCAAAGTTGTTCGCAATCACTGTGTACTGTATAAAATTTAATAAATTCGTTCCATGTGTGATTGTCATGATTCCAATGACTGTGCATGTATGGACTTCTATCGTCCTTGCTATACCAACTTTGCCTGCTGGCTTGGGTAAGTCCAATTATAACCAGAGTATTTTTGTCGAAGTGCCCTGCATACTTATTAAACTCCCACATGGTGCTTTGTAGACTCCCGCCGCTGATGCCATAGTTAAAAACTTTTTTAACACCCATCAGGCTAGCAAACTGCCCTAGTGTACAGTTTTGTTCTCTGTATAATCTGCGTTCTTTATCAGTGGAAGGATTTGGGTGCTCAATTTCGTCGCCGTGTATCCAACTGCAACCGAATCCAACTATTTTGTCAATCATATCTAGCGATATTTAATGCTGGTTATACTTCCGAGGTTAACTTTCACATTTGGAGCCTGCACATAGCCACTTCCGCCTGCTGTAAGAGTAAGTCCCGTAACGCTGTCTGAACTTATTGTACCAGTTGCTGTTGCACCAGTACCTAGTCCTTCGATGTCCACATTTGCAGCACCAGTGGTTAAGTAATCCGTGCCACCAGCCGCTACGCTTACAGTGCTGACAGCACCTCCGCTTATGGTTGCTGTTGCTGTTGCACCTTTACCGTATTGATTGATTTCAAAACGAAGGTAGTTGTGATCGCCACTCACGTTTAAGTATGCCCGGGCTGTTTGATTTGTGTACACCGTTTGTGTGCCGACATCGTACCATGGTCCTAGTTGTGTATCACTGCCCTGTGCTTTAACGTTGCCAGTGAAGTTGTCAAAGTCTAATTGGAATGTGGTTAGGTCTTGTCCGGCGGTGTACGCTTCGCTGGTGTGTACCCTGTTCTTACTGTCTAGATCCTGCGGTAGATGGCTTGGTACCGTTAGATCCTTACTGGCTACAAAGTCTGGATAAACACTGTCTAGTACATCAGCAGTGCCACGTCCGCCCGCATAGTCATCTACATAAACAGTTTCCCACAAATCTCCACTTCCACGTTCAACGCTGTAGTTTGCAGTTTGAGGATCTACTGTAGTGAGATCTTCTTCGGTGAGTGTAACTTTTGCCCTACCATATGTAGAGTTAAGATGCACCAGATCCTTGCTCACAAGTTCTGTTTCACCATCCTGGCTTATAAGCCTGAAGGTTAATGTGCTACCTGAAATATTTACAGGCTTCTGGTCTTGATTGATAAATTCAAATAGTATGACGTTATCGACACCACGATTGATTTTAAGGTTTTTTGCGTACACTGGTTGCCATCTCCGATCAAAGTATGCACCACTGGTATTGATTAACAGTACCTGCTGTTTTTGCTGATATAAATAGGCAGTGGTAGAATACATTTATAAAACTCCGTTATAGCACTATTTATGGGACCAGAAGTATTTGAAAAATTAGCAGAACGTTATCCTTTTATAACCTTCTGCACCTACGCTACCAACGAGTATGTTGGAGTAGTGCAGAATCAGGATGACATTGTAACCACCATCTACGACTTTGGTGCAATACAGAGTCAAGAACTAAAAGAGTTATTCTTAGATCTTGCAAACACCTGGTGGTGGGAAAGCAATCGCAGTATCCCAATAAACATATTTCTCAAAAGTGAATGGGATCCGTTTAAGCCATATCTAAAAACTTTTATCAACAAAGACTTAGAAATACTTCATGGCCCTTGCACAAGCCTTGCTGAACTTAGCAGAAAGAAAACCAAGCGAAAAAGTATTACTCTTGTGCGACGGGTGGATTAGCAATCTGCCATTTTAAAAACTCTAGGTTCTGATGATCCCATTTTAAAGCAAATATTGTAAAGTCTTGCTCTGTCATAGCAACACAATGATACTTGTCTAACTGTGTATATACAATGGGTAGCCTATCCAGTTTGTCTGTGATACTACGCCAGGCATAACCTCTGGTCATACTGTTACTGCCGCCAATGAATGGCCATGCTACATATTGCATTTTTCTTCCAACAAGTTTATGTGTAGCGCCACCAACCTTGCATAGCTGATGCTGTGGCTTTTCTTGAACGTGAATCCAGCGGTATCATCGCCGTCCCATACACTAGCAAACACAGTTTCCCAGGGCTGTCTCTGTAGATGTGCTTTACCTGGACGTATAATAGCAATAAAAGCCGCCATCCTTGGAATACTATCGGGACGCATGGCACACACTAAATCATGATAGTTGCTGATGTGTACCACCTCTTCACAAAATTGTTTATCTAACAGCAGATTCCAATCAGGCTCTTTATCCAGCATGGCATCATAGTGAGCTTGATCGCGTATCAGTGTATAAACACTTTGATTTAAGAAATCAATCTTGAAGTATCCGCGATCCTCTGCTTCACGATAGTCAATACTTGCACATCCGTGTATAGGATCAGTAGGAATAGGAGTAACATACACTCCTGAATTATGTTTGCGAATTTCGCCATTGTTTTCCTGACGTGCAGGGATATGCTTGATCAACTCAAGTATACTGTCGCGATCGCCAAAGTCTATGTCAACATCTGCACTCATTACCAACCTGCCTGTCTTAGTATTTCTTCTGCGTATGCCTGATCCGCAGGATAGTCTCGAAACTTCTTCTGCCAGAAGTCTGAATCAATCCAGGGCCACACTATCTGTATCTGCTCTGTGTTCATGTTGTTTAGAAACTGCTGTCCTGACTCGCAGTTGTAGATTATCCATGGGCTTATCTTGCCTGTGCTGATAGCATAGGTTACTGTGTTGCTGTTTCCATAGCGTAGCACATCATGTGGCTCGCAATCCTTTTCCTCACCCCAGGTGATAGAGTAGTTTATAGCACGTTGTAGTGCGTCTGTGAGTGCTTCTGTGCGCAGATACTGTTGCAAGTACTCGTCATACATGCTGTCCTTTGCCCAGTGATCCAGTTTCTTGTTGTTCTTGAGCAACCAATCAATGTAGCGTTCCACATTGATTGCATTGATGTTCACACACTGTCTGCCAAACTTTACAAACGCATTATAGTAAGGGCTCTTGGCAAAGTCATCATAGGTCTTGAATTTAGCTGATCCTTGTGTCATTTCATAGAAACGCAGATAGGCGTTCAGTCCAATCTGAACACCCTTTTCATTTTGCTGTTGATGTCTGCGTTTAGGTTCGCAAAGGTGTACTGCTAGTGTGCTTTCTTTCTTGAAACCTTTGTCACAGTATTTGCAAACATGACTACTTGTCGTTTCCAAGATCCTTCATCATCTCCCGTAGTTCTGCCTTGGTGATTATCTTGCTGAGTGCGTCAATGTCACTCATCTTAGCCGCTGGCATGAGTTCCATTAGTGTTTTCTTAACTTCGTTGTTGCCTTTGTCTTTCTTCTTGGGTGCAATCCATTGATGTCTGTGTGATCCCATGCCAGGACTTATGGTAGTTGCTAACAACCATTGTAGCTTAGGATGTCGGCTTAAGTCAAAGAAATGTTTGTTCAATCTTTCGTTGCAGGCAACCAAATAGTATTCTTGCAGTTCGCTAGGTCCTTGCACCGCACTGCCCCAACGTATCATCAAAAAGTTGCTGAACTTTTTGCGCTCTTCATCTGTAAGGCTGTCATAAAAGTCTCTGCCTTTACGATCCAGTTGTGCCATTTCATTTTGTATGCTCAGCTTTTCCACTAGAATGCCTTGTTGTAGTCTACTACTTCGCAGTTGCGGCTGATGTCTTTTACAAAGTAAGCACACTTAGGATTTTCTCCATCCTCAAAAGGCACCGCTAGCATTTGTCCATTCTTAAGTTTTGGTGCATACCAACTAACATCCTGATACACATCAATGATTTCAATGTCATGATAAGTTGGGCTAAAACTACTTCGAGGATTAAACTCAAAAACTTTAAATCCTCTATCGTTAATGCTGGTAAGAGGAAGCATTTCTAAATCACCAACATCAGGTTCGCCAATTAACACTTGCCAATCAATGGGCATTTTTATTTGGTTGCGTCCTATTCGTAAGACCAGTGCCGGCGAGTTAAAACTTTCTAAGAATATCAGCGGAATGAACAGATAGTCTGGATCATTCGGATCACTGTTATCAAAGATAGCAAATCTCATGTCATCAACTTCTTCAGGAAGTTGATCAAGATCAAATGTTATATTTTCTAATGTAAGTATTCTCATAATGTTATTTTACTTTTTTAGTATTTCCATGTCAAATGCAATTTGTTCTAAAGTTTCCAAAAACATAGCATGTGCTTCTGGTGGATTATGGTTTCCGATAATAGCGCCACCATGAGGCATATCCCAAGGTTGTGGCTTGTCTTTGGGCCAAAGATGATTCCCTGTCCACAACCATTGCTCAGGAGTTGTGGGTCCAGGTATAAAAATAAATGGAATGTTGCTGTCTAATAGTTTTCGTATGCCATCCCTTACAATGCAAAGATCCATATGGTACTGTAGACCTATATCATGCAATTCTGCAACATATGATTTGATTGCCTCTTTGGTAGTTTGTTCTACTGCTGTATATCTATCTTCTAACAAATTGGCGATTGTATCTCCGATGATGAAACTTTGATCTTTGAACTCACGTTCACTGGAGCAATCATATCCAGTGTAATCAAAGTGTTGTATAGCAAGTGGTGCCCGCCACCCAAGTTGATCAACCACTATGTTTAGTCTATCACTGCTGGTTGCACCAACAATTATAAAATCAGCCTTGCGTTTTATAGCGTGATCAATCTGTAAACGTATCATATAATTGGTTGCTCCAGGGCGAGCCAAACAATGATAATGGAAACTATTTCGTTGTGCAAACTGTTGTAAAAATGTAGGCTGGCTTGGATACTTGGTATCGTCGCTGAGAAAACTGCAACCACAAACAAACAGATTTTTCACTTCCACTCCATGCGTTCTTGCGTGAATGGATAGTTTGCGTCTTTGTAGAACTGTTTGCGTTTGGTGAGGTGACGTTTTGCAAACTTACAGGTGCTGGTTACATCCCAGATTTGGACATAGTCTTTGTCTTCTGCTTTTCGAATGCCGCGTCCAATACTTTGGATTACACGAACAAAACTTTTGCCAGGCTCAATGAGAACAAGATTAAATATGCGAGGAATATTAATCCCAACAGCCGCAACTCCGTAGGTCGCAACAATAATCTTGCCTTCCGATATCTGTACTTCATCATAATGGTCTTGACGCTCGCCGGCTTTGGTTGCACCGGATATAAACACACTGTTGGGCAGACGTTTTACCAACTCCTTACCGGCATTTACCCGGTCGACCAGTATCAGTGTGTTACCTGTATTGTTAACCTCATCAATAAGGCTAGCAATTGCGTCTAGTCTGCCTTCTTCTTCTAACAAGTATTTAAGTTCACTTTGATAGTTATTATGTTCCACGTGATCGACCAGTTGCACAACGTTCACATGACACTGTGCTAGCACACCCTTGTCCTGTAGTTCGCTGGCACTGAGTTGGTTGATCACAGGCCCAAGGCTGACATGCAGGCTTTGGAACTCAAAT